CTAACGCAGATAATACCAAAAAATTAGAAAATCAAAACGTGGATTTAAAATTAAAGCCAATCGTTGAAAGAGTTTCTGATTTAGAAGATAACCAAAAATATGTAAGAAGACAATTGCTTGGAACAGGAATAACAGTAATAATCACATTGATAGGATTGATTGTTGCTTTAATCAAATTATGGATAGGATAGGAGGAAAGAATTATGAATGAAAATGAAACACTAGCAATGGAGATGTTGCGAGAACTAAAAGCCAATAACAAGCGAAAAGATTTAATCATTGTTATTCTAATCTTAACGATTGTAATAATGATAATCAGCTTTTTCGTATATGAAAACCAATTTGAAGAAGTTTCAGAAACAACAACAGTAGATGGTGGAGAAAATGGCATAGCAACATACATAGAAAATAGCGAAAGTGGTGATATAAATTATGGCGAAAGTAATTAAAACAACTACTATAAGGAGAAAAACAAATGGAAACTCCAAAAAAGTTAGAAGAAGGAAGCATAAATAGATTTGATTTTGTCAAATACGAAATTGATTGTATTTTAGAAAACGCAAATTTCACGAGTAGGCAGGAAGAAATATTCAACAGATTAACCGATAAAGATGGCAGACAGAAAATTGTTAAAATAGCAATGGAAATGAATATAAGCGAAAGAACAGTCAATCGTGAAATCAAGAAAATCAAACGTAAGATATTGAAGATATTATAAATAATATCGAGAACGTTAGTAAGTGTCGTAAAGACGGCATACTGCTGACGTTCTTTTTTTATTCCTAAAAGGTATAATCAAATTAAAGAAGAAAGGAGATGGACAGAATGAAAAAAGAAAATCGAAATATGTACAAAGTAGATTTTGCTGGCCAACTCCTTTTTCTTTTGATGAAATTAGAATTTATTGATAGTTATTTGACGTCAGAATAGGTTTTAAGACGTTTTTAGAGCAAAGACAACAAGTTATATTGCTCAAAAAAGAAAGGAGTTAAAAATGGTTAATTATCCTTATAATTACAACCCTTATATTCAAGATTTACAAAATATGCGAGAGAGAATAGATAGGACTATGCAACAGTATCAACAGCAAAATCAAAATGTACCACAGCAACCAATAACACAGAATTTTCAGCTTGCGCCTGTACAACAAAGTGAATTGCAGGCAAAATATGTAAATTCAATAGACGATGTTAGAAACACTTTTGTAGTAAGAGAAGGCTTATTTGTAAATAAAGAGATGAACACGTTGTGGGTTAAAAACATAAACGGAGATATAAAAACTTATTCTTTAGCAGAGATAATTGAAATTGACCCAAAAGATAAAGAAATATCAGAATTGAAGAACGAGATTAAAAGTATGAGAGAACTATTGTCGCAACAAACTACAAAAACAAAGGCAAACAAATCTGAAGCAAAGCAGGAGGTAGTATAGATGTTACCCTATGTTATTCAATCGTTAATGAAACAACTTCAAGGCAAGAACACGCAAAATTATCAGCAAGTTCAAAATATGATGGCGATGAAACAAAACCCTGAACCATATATCAAGCAGATGCTTGGGAATATGAACGAAGAACAAAAACAAGCATTGTTTAAACAAGCACAAAATTATGGAGTACCAAATGACGTATTAAGCAAAATACAAAATATGAAGTAGGTAGTAATTATCCTTTGTGGATTTTTATATACAAAATATTAAAGAAAGGAGAAAACGAACTATGAATGATAACGGAATGTCACCAGCAGATGTAGCTGCAGTTGTAGGTAACACAGATAGAAACGTTGGTTATAGTTATCCAATATTTCCATATGGAACAGGTATGGGAGGCTTCGGTGGAGGCTACGGAGACGGTGGTTGGTTATGGTTAATTCTTATCCTAGCTGTTATGAATGGCGGTTGGGGAAATGGCTTCGGTGGATTTGGTGGTGGATACAATAACATCAACGAATTTGCTTGGCTATCAAACGGACAAAAAGAAATTATGTCTAACACAAACCAAGGCTTTGATACATTGCACTTAAGCAACCAAATTGAAGGCGTAAGAGATGGAATATACGGATTATCAAATCAGTTATGTAATTGTTGCGCAGATATGACACAGACTGTAAGCAATGGATTTGCAAATGCTGAAACTTCTGCAAATGCTAGACAAATAGCAAATATGCAACAAGCATTTAGCAATCAATTATCAACAGTACAAGGGTTCAACAACATAAGCACACAATTATGTGAAGATGCAGGAGAGAACAGATTAGCAATCGCAGGACTAAATTCAACGATTATTTCTGAAAACTGTGCAGACCGCGAAGCACTATCTAACGGAATTAGAGATATTATTTCAAATCAAACAGCTTCAACACAAAGAATACTAGACCAGTTATGCCAAGATAAGATTGACGCTAAAAATGAAAAAATTTCTGATTTACAAAGAGAACTACAAATGGCTGATTTGAAAGCAAGTCAAATTGCTCAAAATTCATTTATCGCACAAGGATTTGCTAATGAAGTGGACCAATTGTATAACAGATTGGCAAATTGCCCAGTTCCAAGTACGCCAGTATATGGCAGAACTCCAATATTCACTTGCCCAAACAACAACGGATGTGGATGTGGAAATACTTTCGGAAACACATTAGTTTAATAGCAAAATGTCTAATAGACAAACTCTATGATTGAGAACTTGCTAATTAAGAGGATAGGTAAGTTCTATCCTCTATTTTTATATAAAGGAGGAAAAATAATGAACGGTGTAATACAAGCAGTACAAGAGCCAGAGATAACACTAACTTCAAATACAGCGTCATTACCATTCGCTGTAACCGATTTAAGAACAAGGAGCGCAATGAATTGTTGTGGTTTCATCAATCACAACGAAGGGAGTGCTTTATTCAGCATTCTAGATGGTGGAGTATATGAAGTAACTTTCAACGCAAATGTTACAAGCGCAACGGCAGGACAAGTGGCGTTAGCTTTATTTGCTGACGGTGTACAAGTTTCTGGGACAGAGATGGATGAAGCAATAGGAGTTGCAGGAGAATTTGCAAACATTGGGTTTAACAAGAAAATTAAAGTATGTTGCAAAGGAACAGTAAATCTTGCAATAACTTCATTGCCAACAGTTGTATATAGCGGTGGCGCAACTCCAGTTATAACTACAACTGAAATTCCTATACTTAAGAATGCGAACATAAACATTGAAAGGTTAGCTTAATGGATGATAAAAATTTTTGGTTTTGGTTGGAAGTGATGTCAAATATAGCACAATTAGAGAGCTACAATATATTGATACACGATTTCAATAATAATGACTTAATGGAGTATCTAAAGCACCAAGATGAGTTGCTTAACAAAATTATAGACCAAAACGAAAAAATAATTGAACTTCTGAAAGGAGGTAAAAATAAAAGTGGATATTGAAGAATTGATAAAGAAAATAATTGATGACGGTAGAATAGATAATATGCACGAATTATCAGACATATTAGATGAAACAATGGAACATTTGAAACATTGTGATGAAGATATGTACAAGAAATATGAAATGAAATTGTATGGAATGGCTTATGGTAACATATTGAACAAGCAGATGGCTGAAAAAATTGTATCGAATATGAGACCTTATAGAATGAAATGGGATATGCGTGAGACACAGCGACTTCAAGAAGAATATGGAATAGACAATATTAGAGATATTGATTTTTTCGTAGTAATGAACAGTGCTTATAATGATTATAATGACTTATTTGGAGATGATGTTGAAAGCTACATTAAATTCACAGTTGACTTCATACAAGATGAAGACGCAAAAGAGGATAAAGTATTTATCTATTTTACTGAAATTCCAAATTAGAAAGGAGAATAAAGATGAACGAAATGAATGAAAGAGACTACAGGGATTATAGAGATTATAGAGACTATAGAGACGATATGGATTATAACGACAGAGATTATAGAGACTATAGGGATTATAGACAAGGCAGAACAAGAGACTACGATAGACGTGGTGGTAAAATAAATAACAGGAACTATCGTAATTACAGAAACTATCGCCAAGAAGATTATTATGAAGAACTTGAAATGGCTATGGAAGATATGAGAGAGATGTATAGGAAGTTAGAGGACATATCAGAGATGGCTGACGGACAAGAGAAAAATACAATAAATAAAATTGCACAAAAAGAAAAAGAGAACTATATGTACATTAAACAAATGATGGAGAAATAAGTGGAGATATGTAGTTTTATAATCAATGATACAGTTTACAAAATATATAATGTAAACAAAATATCAGGTAAAAGAACATATGTCGGTAGGTCAAATTATGATGATAGAACTATCTATATTGAAAAATCTAACTTAAAAGATATGTTATTAACATTAAAACACGAACTAATGCACGTTTGGTTATATGAAAATGGATTTGCTAATCAACAAGATGGGTGCTTTAGTTTTGAAGAAGTGTGCGAATTAGTGGCTTATAGTAACAATTCAATCAATAGAATAGTTGAACTATATCTAGAAGAATTGACAAATCGAAAAAAATAAGATATATTATGAATGAATTTTTAAATTCATTCATAATTCCTTCAGGTGAGGAAGCAAACATTAGCTGGTGTTTGCTTCTTTTTTTGTAAAATTTTTAAGTTTTTTATAAAAAAGTGTTGACACAGTAAAACTTTTATAATATAATCAAATTGTCGAAAGAAAAAATAATATTTTAATTGGAGGTAAAACAAATGAAAAAGAGAATAAAGCCAAGTTGGAAAGAATTAACAAGATTAGAAAAAGCAGGAGTAATAACAATTTATATATTAGGAATAATGTCAATGTTTGCAATCTTAATGGTTGCATACTTGACAGTTCCTATTGTTTGGTAAAGGAGGTGGAATTATGGATTTTGCACAAGACTATTCAGAAAGATATGATGAACTAGAAGAAATCATAAGCAGTTTAAATCGCTTGATTGATGAGTTAACAACAAAATCTGATATTGATTTTTTTGAAGATTTGATAAGACAGTACGAAGAAGAAAAAAGGGAAGTTGAAGCAGTATTAGAAGAAGAAGCAATCGAAGAAAATAAAAGACGAGAAAGAGAATATTGGGCAGACCAATTCTAGAAAGGAGATTAAATGGAAGAAAGAACTGAACAAGAAAATATCTATAAGCATTTAGAATTTGTGTTTAAGTCTATTGATGAATATAAAGAAGCAATGTTGAAAGACAAAGACGATAATGCAAAGGTAGAGCTAGACAAATCAATACTTAAATATTTTGAGGACATAGCGAACAATACTTTAATTGGAATAGATAAAACGAAAGGAGGTGTATAATATGGATTATACAAAATTAGAAGAAGTCAATGCAAAATTAAAGAAAACAGATGTAAAAGGCAAGAACTATGTGGAAGTCAATGAAAGAATAAAGGCATTCAGAATGTTATATCCTGATGGCTTTATTGATACGGAAATGTTAAGCAATGAAAACGGTGTATGTATATTCAAAGCACAAGTCGGTTGTTATGATGAAACAGATGGTAGCATTAAATGGTTAGGAGTTGGACACGCATATGAAAAAGAAGGAAGCACTTTCATCAATAAGACAAGTTACATAGAGAACTGTGAAACATCAGCAGTAGGCAGAGCTTTGGGAATGGCAGGGTTTGGGATTGATACATCTGTTGCGAGTGCCGAAGAAGTACAAAACGCAATAGCACAACAAGAAGACGCTGAAGAAGAAAAGTTAATTACTAAACCACAAGAAACAGCTTTGCGAGAAATCATCAAGAAAAATGAAATCAATGATGAAGTTGTTATTTCTGTGTTGTCAGAAAAAGGCTACCACAAATTAGCAGAAATAAAAATCAAAGACTATATGGATATAGTTAAATTTTTTGAAAGGGATTAGATATGGAAGAACTTGAAAAAATGGCAGAACTTAATGGTTTTCTAACAACAGCATTATCTGAATTTAAGAAAAGAGGCAAAGAATATGCAGAAGCCTATAAAAAATACAGAATATTGTTAAGTCAAGAACTGTTGAAACTTAAAGCGGAAGGAATGCCTGTAACTATTGCTTATGACATTGCTAGAGGAACAGAAACAGTAGCAAATGCGAAAGAACAAGAAATCATAACTGAATGTCTGTATAAATCTTGTCAAGAAGCTATCAACACGTACAAATTACAAATCAAAATTCTAAACGAAAGAATAAATAAAGAATATGAAAGCTAGGAGAAAAACATTATGGAAGAACTTGAAAATACCATAAAGAAACTACAATTAGCATTAGATAGTCTTGGCGACATCAATATGTCTTGTAGTCCAAGAGAAAGAAACAACTATCAAAAGAGATTAAATAAATCATTTGACATTTTGTATAGTTTGAAGAAACATTTAGAATTTGTTAGGAAAATGGAGGAAATGCAAATGGGACACGATTTAGACGATGAAGAATTAGAAGCAACAAAAAAACAAAATCAAAATGGAGGAAAAACAAATGAAAAAACTGAAAGGAAAGTGTAAAGATTGTTTGGGTTGTAATAAAATACGAGAACGAGGATTTAGAGGTGTTCGCAGATGTAAATATTATGAGCCAACATATCAAAAAAGAATGCTAGACAGATTTATATTAAGAATTTGTTTAGTATTTGCAGGATTTAGTCTTGCAACAATAATAGCCTTTATTATAGGCAAATAAAAATAAAAGGAGAAAAGAAATTATGAATGAAAAATTTATCAATGTAACAAGAGATTATGAAAAATTTAAAATGTTGAAAGGAAACAGAGCTACATCGCCAGCTAGAATTAAGAAAATTCAAACATCAATAATGAATGTTGGATATATCACAAGCCCAATATTAGTAAATGAAAAAATGGAAATCATTGATGGGCAGGGACGATTCGAAGCATTGAAAGGATTGAAAATGCCGATTGAGTATATAATGCACCCAGGAATTGCATTAAAAGAATGTCAAGCGATGAACATTTATCAATCTAATTGGAAATTGTTGGATTATATCAAGAGCTATGCAGAAGTAGGAAACCAAAATTACATAAGATTACAAAGTCTATTAGACGAATATACTTTCAATAAAAGTGTGTGTATGTTAGCAAGTGCTTGCAAAGGAATATCAGGATTTGCAACAAAAGTTATTATGGACAATGCTTTGGAACTAAACGAAGAAGAATATCAATTTGGTAAAGAAGGATTAGAACTAATTAAAGATACTTATGAAAACAACAAAGGTGTTCCACGGTATTGGACGTCTTCTTCAAGGAGTGCTTATTTGTAGAGTTTTGCCAGACGTGGATATTGCAAGATTATTAGAAAGACTAAATGAAAAACTTGATAGTGGGTATATTCCAAACTTTGCAAATATGCCAGATGTTATAAGATTTTTGGAAGACATATATAATATCAAATTAAGAGAACCTGTATATCTATTTACAGAATACAGAAAAAGAATAAAAGAAATGAATAAAAAACACGCATTAAAATTAGTTGAAAAAAATAAAACATTTTTAAGAACTATAAGAGAGGTTGAATAATGAGCAAAATTTTAGTGTTTATAGGTGGCTTTTTGCTTGGTTTTTTAGTAACAATAGCTATTGTATTATTAGTCGATACTTTGGAAGATGAGTAAAAGAGGAAGAAGAAAGGTTGAGTGGAAGATGTTAAAAATTAAAGATAACGTTGATTTAAAAGAATTAGAAAAGTTTGGATTTAATATTTTTGAAACAACAGCAGGAACAGTAACAATGATAATTTATTGTACACGATATTTTAAGAAAGATATTAATATACAGATTTATGGAGATGAAATAATAGAATATAATGAATATGTATTCCCAAGAAGAATAATGCTTAATTCGCATTCTATTAAAACTTTTGATGTTTTATATGATTTAATTCAAGCAGGATTAGTAGAGAAAGTGAGGGAAAAGAAATGTTAATGGAATGGGCTTTAGAATGGGATGATACTTGGACTATTGGTAAACACGATAAGGAGGATTAATTATGAGTGAAGCAGATAAAATGTTTAAAGAATTAGGATACCATTTACAAAATAAACCTGATGATAATGAAATATTATTATTTTATGTTATTCCAAAAGGAGTTGAATATATTATATTTTATAAAGACAAAACGATAAGTACTGTTTGTAGTGATAGAGATTATATTGTTGAAATAAATATGAAACTATTACAAGCACTAAATAAGAAATGTCAAGAATTGGGGTGGTTAGAATGACAGATGAAGAAAAGAAAGCAATAGAAATATTTCAAAAATACATTGATTTTTGTAAAAACAATAAAGAGTGTAGAGAAGAACTAAAAAATTGTTTTGGTTGCACTGTTGAGGTTGAAGAAATCAATGCAATGAAAACAATCTTAAATCTTATACAAAAACAAGAAAAAGTAATAGATGAAAAAGATAAATTATTATCTAGTGCAATAGCTTTACTGATGAAATATGGTGGATATGAAAATTGTAGTTATAATGAAGTAATGATAGCCCTAAAACAAATAGCAAACAAGTTAAAATAGAAAGGTAGAAGATGATGAGTGAAATTGACCTTTTATATTATTTTGGACTTTTAATAATATTTGAAATAATTGTATTAGGAATAATAGTAATTTTTGAAGATGAGGTAAAGAAGATGAGTAAGGAAATAGCTATATTAAAATCTAAATATTGTAGTTATTGTGAAGCTATAAATTTTTGTAAAAACGGTACTTGTAAGAACAATAAAGCTAAATGCTATAAATACTCCAAGAGATTGTTTCATAAAAGATTACGAAAAATTTATGAAAAGGAGATAAAAGATGAATAATTTAAGTGAAGAAGAAATAATCAAATATATTAAAGACGAAATAGAAAATGAAACAGATACTTTTCATTGGTTTGATGATATGCCAGATAATACAACCAGAAAACAAATTGAAGAAAGTATAAACGCACATCAAGGTCTTTTAGATTTATATAAAAAAGAAAAAGCAAAAAACGAAGAACTAGAACAAGAAAAAGAATGGCTTAAAGATGAAAATTCTGATTTGGAAGATTATATAGCGGATTTATTGGAGGAATAAATGCAAGAAATTTGGAAAGACATAAAAGGATATGAAGGTAAATATCAAGTAAGCAATACAGGTAAAGTAAAATCTCTTAATTATATGAGAAAAGGACAGCCCAAAGAACTTAAAAAAACAGTTACATCAAAAAAGAAATATGGTTGTGTTAAGTTACTTGATAAAGATTACAAAGAGAAAAAAATATCAGTAGCTAGACTTGTTGCCGAAACATTTATTCCAAATCCCAACAATTACAAATATGTTAGACATATTTCAGAAAATTGCCTAGATGATAGTGTTGAAAATATTATGTGGTGTGAAATGTCTGACTACATTCAGAAACTTTATAATCAAAAAAGAATAGTTAACACAAGAGATTATAGCATAGTGTACAAAGGCAAGAAATACAAAAATCAAAAAGAATTAGCAAAGGACTACGGATTAAAAGTTAGATGTTATTTACGAAGACTACAAGTTGGTTGGACACAAGAAAAAGCATTAGAAACTCCATTAAAGAAATCAAGTTTATTTGCCACGTCAGTAGCTAAAAAACACGAGTTTTATGGAGAAAAACTAACGATTAAAGAATTATGTGAAAAAAATGGAATATCTGAAAAGACATTAAGAAGCAGACTTGACAGAGGTTGGAATATATATGAGGCATCAGAAATTCCAGTTGCAATTTTTAAAGGAGGAAAAAAAGAATGAAAGAATTTAAAAAAGGAAAGGTGCAAGAGGTAGTTGAATTTATTTGCTCAAAAAATTATGGTGACACAATAACGGCAAATGAATTAGCAACAATGTTAGAATATGATATTTCGATTGAAATACAACGTATCAAATTTCAAAGGAAAATGAACCAAATCAAAAAAATAGTTCTTGATTATGGTTATATACTAAAAACAATATTAGGTGTTGGATATTATATTTTGAAGCCAAAGCAAATCAGCGGACATTGTTATCACACTTATATTTTAAGAAGTCAAAAGTTATTAGAAAAAAGTGAGCAAGTATTAAGAAATACAGACGTTACAGAACTATCTACACAAAGAATGGCAGAATACACAGATATGAGAAATCTTAATAGACAACTAATTGAAAATATGAGCAATACAATCAATTCAAGTAATTACAAATCAAATGAAGAAATCTATAATAACATATCAGATTAGGAGGAATAAAAGATGAAACAACATAATATAATTTTAAATGCAATGTTTAATAACAAAGACAAGATAATGTGGTCAGCAAAAGATTTTCAAAAAGAGCCATACTTTGTAGGATATGAAGCAAGTGCAAGAATGAGTGAACTTAAAAATAAATATCCAGATTTATTTGTAGTAGGCAGAGATGGAAAGTTCAGAACACTTACAATAAATTGGGATTGCGAATATATAAAGGATATAGAAGACAATGTATTGTAAATATTTATCAAAAACACTTAAAAACGATTTTAAATGTAAATTATATAAAAGACAAGTAATTTATCAAGTCGATTGTAAAAACTGTTCAGATTTTATCCTGACGACAAATAAACATATAAAGAAAGTAAGTAAGAAAAGAAAATTTGTATCAGCAGAAACTTATCAAAAAGTTTTTGAAAGAGATAAAGGGCAATGCAGATTGTGTGAAGCAAGTAATGATTTACAGTTACATCACATTTTATATAGAAGTGAAAGACCTGATTTGATAGACGAGCCAAGTAATTGCATTATGTTGTGTGGAATACATCACAGATTAGCACATAGTAATAAACATTTATGGCAACCAATATTATTAGGAAAAGTAAAGGAGAAAGAAAATGAATAAACAAGAATTTGAAAATTTAAAAGTGGGCGACAAAATTTATAAAATCACAGAATTAGGAGTAATGGAACTAACAGTTATGAAGCAAACAAATAGAAGATATTTGGAGTTTGTGCTAAATGACGGTAAATATTTCTGTATTTATGGAAATAAATGTTCAAAAACATATTATTTAACAAGAGCAGAAGCACAAGCAGAACTTGACAGACTACAAAAAAACAAAGAAAAGAAAAGAAAATTGTATGAGTATGAATGTCAACTTAATGCAGAAATGGGATTAGAAACTTTTTTGATAAAATATTAAAAAAAGTGTTGACACAGTAAAACTTTTATAATATAATCAAATTGATTTTAGAAGAAAGGAGTTTTATAAATTTAAAATACAGAATTTCCTATTGTTATGCCTATTGTATCTATAAAATAATAGATATGAAAGGTTAAAGAAGGTAATAAATTATGGGTTTAAAAAACGATTATGTTGAGCTTAAAAATGGCGACAGAATAACATTAAGAAATGGAGATGTGTTAGTTTATGATGAATACTATGACAGAATAGTAAACAAAGAAGATAGCAGATTAAATTATTTAGATAATCTAACACACAAGACTAGAAGGGAATTAGATATTGTAGAGGTTAAAAGACCTGTTGACTACAAAACAGTCTTCACAGAGGACGACAGAGAAGAAGATGAAGACGACATTGATGTTGAAGACATTATTGATACAGTAGTAGATAAATTAAGAGATGCAGACTTAAAAAGTGCTAAAACTATTGTAATCAATTTATAAGATTAGAATAAACAAAAGAATACAATAGGCATAATAATGGGAAATTCTAGAAAGGAGAAAATATGAAAATTTCAGGTGAAACAATGATTTTCAAAAATGAGAATGGATTTTACACTACATCTATTTCAAGAAAGAAAGAAGATGGAACTTACGAAAATATGAAGATGTTTGTTAATTTTAGAAACGGAATAGAAGTAGCAAATAAAACTAAAATAAACATCAAAGATGGATTTATAAGTTTTTATAAGAACAAAGCAGGATTATCACAAGTGAAATTAGTTGTGTTAGACTTTGAAGTACTAGAAACTAAATCCGAAGATGATTTGCCATTCTAATGAAAAGGGGGAGAAACTATGGAAAAAGCAATTTTCAAAATAAAACCAAAAATGAAGGAACAAATACGAAAGATAATCAAGTTCAATGAATTAGCTGAAAGGGTTGGCGTTGGACGTTGTTATATATCCGAAGTAATGAATGGAAGAAAGACAACAAAGCTATTAGCATATAGTATTTGTAAAGCTGTTTCTCCAAATATAGAGATAGCTGATTTGTTTGACAGAGTAAATGAAAAATAACAAGTGTTATGTTTTGATTTACACAGTAAACAAAAAGTATAACAAATGTTATTTTATGTTGACACAGTAAACGAAAACATAACAAGTGTTATTTTAGTTTTACAGAGTAAACGAAAAATAACAAATGTTATAGATTTTTTGATTAAAAGTTTTACTGAATAAACAAAAAATAACAAGTGTTATAAAAAGCTGTTATAATCTATATACTCTATTATATATATTCTATATTATATATTATATTATATTATATATCTAATAGAATAATAAATAATAATTATTATAATATATATAATATATATAGAGGGCAGAAAAATGAAAAGAATAGTTTTAAAAGAAGAACAAAAAGAATTGTTTGACGATTTGTCTGATGAAAATGCAGGAAAGCTAATCAAGAATATATTTGAATATGTTGTAACAGGCGAGAGCTTGGGAATAGATAATCAAATCAAAATTCCTTTTATGGTAATAACTAGCGAACTTGATAAAGACATTTTTAAAGAAAAAGAATTGCAATTAAAAAGAAGTAAAGCAGGAAAGACGGGAATGCAAAAAAGGTGGAACACGCCCGAACCAAAAGAAGTAGTAGAAGTTGCAACGCCTGTAAAAAGAAAGATATTTATGCCACCGACATTGGAAGAAGTAGAAAATTATGTTAAAGAAAAAAAGTTAAGTGTTGATGGAAAGCATTTTTTTGAATATTTCAATGAAGGAAATTGGATTGATAGCAAAGGCAATAAAGTCAGAAATTGGAAACAAAAAATATTAACGTGGGACAGATATTCAAAAAAAGAAAAGAAAAAATTTGAATATGACCACAGTTTTGAAGATTTAGATTTATTATATGAATGAGAGGAACGAAAAAAATGAATGAATTTAGAGATATTATAGACTTTGGACGTTGGCTTATAGGAAAGCAAGTAAGAATAAAAAAGAATATGAAAATAGATACAACTACACCTGCGGGGGTTGGATTTACGTATTATATGGAACGTTATGCAGGTAACATATATACTGTAAGACAATTTAGAGAAACTAGAGGTAATTATGTTATATTTAAGTTGGAAGGCATTGATGATTATGTTTTTGATACATCAATGATAGATGCTGTTTATTGTCAAAAAGAATTTACAGTAAAAGAAGAAATTGATGTAAAAGCAGGAGATTTAATTGCCTTAAAGAACAAAGAAGAATTAGAAGATAAAGACTATGATGAATGTGTTGGAAATTATGCAGGAATACCAATATATGAAACAATATCAGTTGACAACATAAATGTAAACATTGAAGAATTTACTGATGAACGATTTGTTGTTTTAGAAAAAACAAAACACAACATAGTTGTAATGAATGTTAAAAATAACAAATTACAAGTTTTTGCATTTGGAATGGTAAAAATTACAGAAAAAAATTATATCACAAACTTAAAAGAAAAAGAAAAAATAAAAGCAAAAGAAAAACGTTTAATCGAAACATTTGATATAATCCACGAGATGAAAGATAAAGTTAATATTAAAGACTTCAAAAAAATTTATGCGGGTAGCTTGACAAAAATACCAAAAGAATTAAAAGGTGTTGAAGTGTTGTTATATCAATGGGCGTTAGCTAAAAAAGAAATCTATAAAATGCTTGGTAGAAACTTAAATATTGAAAAAGAAATAGAATATCAAATGGATGCATCAGCAATAACAGAAGCAAAAGAAGTTTTAATAAAAGAGTTTCCACGGTTGTTGGCTTGCGATTAACGAATTTAGTGACGAAGAAATATACAACAACAAATTAAATCATTCAATATACGGAGATATTACACGTGATATGATTTTTGAAAGAGGCGAAAAAGTTTCCAAAGTATTAAATGAATGTTTCAAAAATGACAAATTAAACACAATGTTTTCTGATATAATAGCCAAAACTAGTAACAGGATTAAAGGGAAATTGCAAATATCAATAGACCCGATAGACTATATGTTGATGAGCTGTAATAAGAGTGGTTGGACAAGTTGTCATACAATTCATAAGTTTGGAGAGGGAGTGTCTTATGGTATGTATTCATCAGGATTATTCAGCTATATGTGTGATGAAGTATCATTAGTAGCTTTCAGATATGATGGGAATATATATGATTTTGATTTTAATGGACAGAAGGTTAAAACATACAGTAAGAATTGGCGACAAATGATATATCTTAATTCTGATACATTTTCAACGTTCATCTGTTCAAAGCAATATCCAAACGCTAATGAAGAAATAGCAAGAACAGTAAGAGAAATGCTAGAAGAACAAATAAACAGTTATATTGAAAACACAGAAAATTGGGTACATTCAACTAACAACACAGATATGTGCAATATTATGAGAAATGTTACAGATTTGCATTACAATGATATAACACACGGACGAAATGGAGAAATGTGCTATATAAAAGGAAGCACGCCACCGTCAAAAAGTATAAGAATAGGTGCATATCCAATATGCCCAAGTTGTCGGTACTCATTTGATTGACCATTCAAACGGACCGTTCTGTGTTTATAGTTGTCACGTTGGAAGATAAGGAGGCGATTATATGAAGTTAGATATAAAAGATATATTACCTCTATCACAAGACAATTTGTTAATATATTGTTATTTTGCTTTACTAGACAGAAAATACAAAGAAAAGAATTTGACCTACACAGAAGATTATGTATATGCAAAAGGAAACATACCGATATTGCTAGTAGCACATACAGATGTGGTGCACAGAGAATTGCCAGCATTGATTGTACACGATAAAGAACAAGATATACTATGGTCACCAACAGGGATTGGTGGAGATGACAGATGTGGTGTTTATGCAATTCTCAAAATATGTGAGAAGTATAAGCCTTATGTGTTATTCACAACAGGCGAAGAAAAAGGCGGATTAGGTGCGAAGAAATTTGTAGAAGAAATTGAAGAATTGCCTGTTAATTTCATAATTGAAATAGATAGACGAGGAAATAATCAAGTGGTGTTCTATCAATGTGAAAATCAAGATTTTAGAAATTACATATTAAGTTTCGGATTTGATTTGAATTATGGTAGTTATAGTGATGTATCAACTTTGTCAAGAGAATATGATATAGCAGGTTGTAATTTATCAGCGGGATATTATAATGAACACACAACAAATGAGCATATATTTTTAGACCATTTACAAAATACAATAGAAAAAGTGAAACAAATTTTAGACGATAAAGAAAATCATAAATTTTACGATTGTCAAGAGAAAAAATATGATTACAGCAAATATGATTACACGACAATATATGATGATTACGATTATTACGATGGTTATTATTATAAGAAAAACAAGAAAAGCAGTATATATACTAAAAATTTTTGGAAGAAAGCACAAGAAGTTGAAGATGATTGGTACGATTTAACAGAAGCCCAATGGGAAGAAAAATATAAAGTAAAAAGACCATTAGATTTGTTGAAAATCTATGAAATGGAGGAATTATATGCTGACGAAATATGAAATTGAAGAAGAAGATTTAGACAGAATTACAAAAACTGCAAAAGATATAAACAGAATTGTACGAGTTATAAACCCTGCAACGATAGATGTGAGTTTTTGGGAACCTGGGGATTTTATAACTTATACTGGTCCAGAAATACGATATACTGTAAGTGGAACAGAAGTATCACTATAAAAATATTTGCTTTTTTCTAAAATATATGTTATAATGCAAATATCAATACAAGGAGGATTAAATATGGAAGAAATAATTATTAGTGTTTTAGTTTTCGTTGTATCAACATTGATGACATATATTTTAGGCTTATTATCAAAAAAACACAAGTGGAATGAAAAATTGCCAATACCTGTACAGAATTGTTTAGTAGGTATTATTGTATTTATTCTAGCTTGTGTTTTCTGTTTAGTTTTCAAAAAGACTATTGAGCCTGTTATAATAGTACAACAAATCGCACTAGCAATGGGTGGTGCTGGAACTGCAACACTAGGATATGATTTACAAAAAATAGATAAGGAGTAAAATTATGATTTCAAATATACCTTTAAGACGGTAAATTTAGAGTATCTTGTGAATACCACAGAAAAAACACAAGAGATTTAAAGTGGATAGCAGGATTTCATACAGGAATTGACCTAGTTAATGATGATGGACATATCTTTTCAACGTGCAATGGCGTTGTAGTAGATATGGGCTATGACAACTCTTATGGACATTTCATTGTAATTGAAGATGGTAGCGGAAATTATCATTGGTATTGTCATTTATCACATATATACGTTGTAGAAGGACAATGGGTAGATAGAAATGACCATATTGCAGAAATGGGCGCAAGCGGAAACGTAACAGGCAGACACCTTCATTATGAAATCAGAGATAATAGCAATCTATATGGACACGTGTTAGATGTAGCTGATTATATGGGCATTCCAAATCAAGTAGGAACATATAATAGTAACAACTATCCTGTATATAGAAGCCACGTCCAAGACGTAGGCGACCAAGATTTTGTGGTAGCTTATAACGTATCAGGTACGACAGGCGAAGCCAAACGAGTAGAAGCTATCCAAATAATGTCAGATGAAATTGAATACAGAGTACACCTTCAAGACAAAGGCTGGACAGGTTGGGTTAGAGGTGGAACTTATATAGGAACAACAGGAGAAAGTCGAAGATTAGAAGCTATTGAAATAAGAAGCTCAAGAACTATCGTAGCCCAAGCACACGTTCAAGACATTGGTTGGCAAAATGAACAGATAGGAAATGATATTGAAATAGGTACAACAGGACAAAGTTTAAGATTAGAAGCATTTAGATTTAGATTTGCATAGACATTAACGATACTAGATAAGTTAATATATATCGTTCCTCTAATTAGTTATAATATTTTAAGTCGCATTTTTACTTCCGATAATGCAAGACAATTCTAGTTAGTCTTGTTAGATAAGAGGCAATATGAAAATAGTTATACCGCTTTTATGCAGAAGCAAAAAAAATTCTCAAAGAATAGTTTGGAATAAGAATACAAAAAAACCAATGATAATACAAAGCAAAGAATATCTCAAATTTGAACGAGATTGCCGTTATTTCCTTTTAAAATATCAAGGTAATAAAATTAGTTGCCCTGTAAATATAAAAGCCTTATTTTTTGTTCCTGACAAAATCAGACGTGATTTAACTAATTTAGAAAATGCAATAGCAGATATTTTGGTAAAATATGGTGTTTTAGAAGATGATAATTACAACATAATACAGAGTTGGGACGGAAGTAGGATAATATATGAAAAAGGCAGAAGCGAAACAATAATAGAAATAGAAAAAGTTGAATAGATAGTATGTAGTGATATAGAAAAAAATCAAATTTGGGTTTTAACACAGATGATGCTGTGGTTTGTAAAAGGCGACCGTGTGAGGTAAATTCCTATTGAAAAACTTAGTCCATAGGGAGAGAGTGAGCTTCCTTATATCATTACATAGTATTTATTCAAAGGAGGAAATTATGCTAGTAGGGAAAAAATGTGCAAATTGTGGGAAGTTAATATTTCCAACACCAATATGGGTATATCAGAAATATGACAAAAAAAGTGGTGGTAAAAGATTTTATTGTAGTTGGAGTTGTTATAGAGGGGGCAGATATAAATATGCACAGGTGTAGTAACTGCAAGTTTTATCCGCTTTGTTATAAATGCGAAAGCCCACAATTTTTATGCGAAGAATGGAAACAGAAAAAGGAGAGATAATATGAAAGTAGTAAACAAAAAAATCGAGGAATTAAAGCCTTATGAGAAAAACCCAAGAAAGAATGATGATGCAGTAAAGTATGTAGCTAATTCAATAAAGGAATTTGGATTTAAAGTGCCAATTATTATTGACAAAGACAATGTAATTGTAGCAGGGCATACAAGATACAAAGCTTGTCAACAACTTGGAATTAAGGAAGTTCCTTGCGTTGTAGCAGATGATTTGACAGAAGAACAAATCAAGGCTTTTAGAATTGCTGATAATAAAGTAAGCGATTATTCAATTTGGGACAATCAAAAATTGTTAGAAGAACTAGAAGGTTTAGATGATGTTTTTACAGGATTTGAAATAAGTGATGTATTTGGAGAAGAATTAAATGAAAGCGATAATTCTTTTTTGAGTGACATTGTTGAAAGTTATGGAGAAGAAACTGCTCCAGAGTTGTATGTTGTTAGTTATAAATGTGCAAATAAAGAAGAATACGATGATATAATGAATTATATAGAAAGTATAAAAAATAAGTATGAATAAAGAAGTTTTAGTCGTTGAAATATCAGGGAAAAGACCTGGAACCAAAAAAGACAGACCTACTGAAAAATATAATATAAATTATGACCATATTATTATTTCAAATAATTCAGAAGGATATATTACTGATTGGGAAATAGTAAATGTTCCAAAAGATTATGTTGATTGGTATAAAGAAAATATTAAATCTTCAGAAAATGCTTGGTATGCTCCTATGAACAGGAGTTATGCTATAAAGTATGCAAAAGAACATGGATATAAATACTTAATTCAATTAGATGACAATATTAGTTGGTTACATATAACAGCAAAAACCGAAAAATCAAAAATGTATATTCCAAACAATATTAATATGATGAATGATTATATACAGATGCTTGTTGAGATTTTAAAAAATACAAATGCTGGAATGGCAGGCTGTAATATAGGTAGTATGTCACCACCTGATAAACAATTTTTAGCCGAAAGGTTTTGTTATTCTTTATTTGCTTTAAAATTAGATATTGTACCTGATATATTTCAAGGAGATTTTGAAGATGATATTGAGTATAGGTTAAAATTAAAACAAAAAAATATTCCTTGTGTACAATGCGTGCCTTTAACATATGGAAAAACAGGACAAGCAGATACTAAAGATTTAACAGGTTGTAGAGCAGAATACAAAAAACAAGGTATATTGCGTGGCGAACATATGAGAAAATTATATGGAGATGTTTATTCTTGTGGATATGCAAAAGGTATAAAAGCAGGAAGAGGAGCTAAAACAGGAGAAAGAAGCAAAAAAATTCTCTTTAAGCATAAATTAAAACCTTTTAAAGTGGGTGTTGTTGTATATAATATGCAAATTTTAAAAGATACCTTTAAAAATATAATAGAAAAATATAAAAAGTAGGAGAAACATGTACGACTATATAATTGTAGGAGCAGGATTATTTGGAAGCATATTTGCTTACGAAATGAAAAAACAAGGCAAAAAATGTTTGGTAATAGATAAACGAAACCATATTGGAGGAAATATATATACTGAAAATATAAGTGGAATAGATATTCATAAATATGGAGCGCATATATTTCATACAAATAAAAAAGAAATATGGGAATATATAAATCAATTTGGGGAGTTTAATAATTATATAAATTCTCCAATAGCTATATATAAAGGTGAGGTGTATAATTTGCCGTTTAATATGAATACTTTTTCAAAAATATGGAAAATTATTACACCAGAACAAGCTAGAATAAAAATAGAGGTAGATTTAAAAGAAAGTAATATAACTAATCCAACTAATTTAGAAGAGCAGGCTATTAGCCTTGTAGGGAAAACTATATATAAAAAGCTAGTTAAAGGTTACACAGAAAAGCAATGGGGGAAAAAATGCAAAGAATTGCCTGCTGATATAATAAAACGTTTACCAGTTAGATATACTTATGATAATAATTATTTTAAAGACAAATATCAAGGTATACCAATAGATGGATATACAAAAATAATAGAAAGAATGCTAGAAGGAATAGAAGTAAGATTAAATTGTGATTATTTTAAGCATAGAGAAATATATGACAAATTAGCAAAGAAAATATTATTTACAGGGCAAATAGATAAATATTATAATTATTGTTTTGGAGAATTAGAATATAGAAGTTTAAAATTTGAAAATAAATGGCTTGATATAGACAATTTTCAAGGGAATGCAGTAGTAAATTACACAGAAAAGAAAGTTCCTTATACAAGGATAATAGAACATAAGCATTTTAATGATAGAGGAATTAAAAACACAATTATTACATATGAATATCCTTTAAAGTGGGATAGAGAAAAAGAGCCTTATTATCCTATAAATAACGAAAAAAATAATAATTTATATGACAAATATAGGCAGTTAATTAAAAGAGATGATAAAGTAATCTTTGGAGGTAGATTAGGATTATATAAATATTTAGATATGGACAAAACAATAGAAGAGGCGTTGAAATTAGTAAAAAGCGAGGTGGTATAGTGGCAATCAATAAACAAAACCTTGTTTCTCTTGCAGATAGAACAACGGAGGAAAAACGAGAAATAGGAATAAAAGGTGGCATAGCTAGTGGCGAGGCAAGAAGAAAGAAAGCCACTATGTTGTCAGTATTAGCAAATACACTTGACCAAACAGATAAAAAGACAAAGCTAACATATAGAGAATTAGCAACACTTGGATTGATTAAAGGTGCAGTAAAAGGCAATAGTAGTAATTATCAAATAATCAATGAGTTAATGCAAGACCAAGAACGCAAGAACGAGAAAGAACAAGTATATGTAACAATTCCAGCAAAAGACATAGCAAGTTCTTTTGTTGATATAAATAGAAGTATAGATGATAGAGAATATCGTGAGTATTATATGGAAGGTGGTAGAGGTAGTACAAAATCATCTTTTGCAGGAGAAAAGCTAATCGAGATAATTGAGAACAATCCTAGAATGTGTGCAGTAGTGTTAAGAAAAGTAAAAGATACATTGAAAGACAGCGTTTATGCTCAATTAGAATGGGCAATAGATACCTTATCAGAAAGCTATCCACACTTAAAAGGCGATTACAAATTTACTAAAAGCCCATTAGAAATAACAAAGATAAGCACAGGACAAAAGATATATTTCAGAGGTGCTGATGATTATGGAAAAATTAAGTCATTAAAGCCACCAATAAATATGTACATAGGAATAACTTGGTACGAAGAATTTGACCAATTTAATGGAATGAATGAAGTAAGAAAAATCAATCAATCGCTTATTCGTGGTGGAGATGACTTTATTCAGTTTTATACATACAATACACCAGCAAGTTCTTTACACTTTGTTAACGTAGAAAAGATAATACCAAAAGAAACAAGGCTAGTGCATTTAAGCGATTATAGAGCAGTACCAAAGAAGTGGTTAGGACAAGCATTTATAGATGAAGCAGAGTTCTTGAAAGGTGTTAATGAAAGACTTTATGAGAATGAATATTTAGGCTTAATGACAGGTACAGGCGGAACAGTATTTGAAAACATAGAGTTGCGAGATATAACAGATGAAGAAATAAACACATTTGATTATATCTATCAAGGAATGGACTTTGGTTGGTTCCCTGACCCACTAGCTTGGACAAGAAGTTGTTATAATTCATCACAAAGGACTTTATACATCTATGATGAATTTGTTGTTAATAAGATGAGTAATCAAGATGTATGGAACACGTTAGTAGAAGAAAAAGGCGTAAAAGAAGGAGATATGATAATTGCTGATAGTGCAGAGCCAAAGAGCATAGGAGATTTTAGAAGCTATGGTTGTGCAATGCGCGGGGCAGAAAAAGGACCAGGAAGTGTTGAATATTCAATGAAATGGTTATCAAGCCTTGCAAAGATAGTAATTGACCCAAAGAGATGCCCAGTATCAGCACAAGAGTTCAGCACATATGAGTATGAGCAAGACAAAGATGGCAATTATATAAGTGGATATGTAGATGCAGACAACCATTGTATTGATAGTGTAAGATATGCTTTAAATGGTGTGTGGAAGAAAAAAGGACAATAGTAAACATAATACAGTAAAAAAGAAGCAAAAAATGATGTAAAAACACGGTTTTATATAAAGCAATAAAAACAGCAAACAATATTGAAATAAACAAAAAATAGTATTGGTAAACATAACAACAAGGAATTAAGAATGAACATTGAAAATTCAATATACAATGAAAGGGGTAGAGAAGTGTTAAAGAACATATTTTTATGGATATTGAACAATGTTTTTCATATTCAGACACAGACTACAACCAAAGAGTTAGAAGACAATGATATTTATGCAATGGAGTATGAAAGGATAGATGACATCAATTTCAATTCTATCTTTTCAAACAAACTAGCAAACTATGTAATCAATGATAGTAATGTAAATATCACGCCAGACAATCAAAGAGTTGATTTGCTGAATAATGTAACACAGAACTTATGGAAAAAAGCTAAAAAGATAACCTCGATGGGATTTGGATATGGTGGTGTAATAATAGTACCATATGTAAAGAATGGAAAAATCTATTACAACATAGTGCCACAAAACAGATTGACAATTGATGCAGTTGAAGGGGAAACAATTACAGGAGCAACAGTATTAGCAGAAAAGAAAACAGTACAGCAATCAATCGGAAATCCAAAAATCTATTTAAGATGGACAAATTACAAAGTACAAAATGGAAACATCACAATTAGACAACAATTTACAGATGAAAGAGGGCAAAGCATTCCAACACCAGACTTTTGGAAGAATATACTTGAAGAAATAACAATTTCAGGTGTAGATAGAGTATTATTTGGGTATCTAAAAAGCCCTATAAACAATCGCAAAGCAAATGATAAGTATGGCGTACCAATAACATACGGTTGTGAAGCTACGATTAAAGAGCTAAAAGATACAATGAAGCAGTTACTAGATGAGTACAGATTAAAACAGACTTTCTTGGCAGTAGATTATACAATGTTTAAGAAAGATGCAAAAGGCAACACAATACTTCCAACGGATAAGTTATTCAAGATGTTTGATGGTAGTGGACAAGAGGATTTATGGGAAATATATGACCCAGCATTTAGACCATATACAGAAAGACTTGAAGAATTGTATCAAAGATTAGAACACGAGATTGGTACAAGTGCAGGAATATTAAGCCACGTTGAAACAACAAATGCAACAGCAACAGAAATAAAAAGAAGTATGTATGATACATTCACAATCGTAGATGATATGAGAAGTAATATAGAAAAAGCTATTGAAGACTTTTTATATAGTGCTAATGTGTTGGCAAATGCTTATAATTTAAGCCCACAAGGAGAATATGAAGTAAGTTTTGATTGGGATTATAGCTTGTTAGAAGATAGTCAAGAAACATTTGCACAGCTAATGACGGCAAAGAACGCAGGTATTGTATCAGATGTCGAAGTAAGACAATGGCTAAAACCTGATGAAACTATTGAAGAAAGTGAAAAGGCAATAGCCGATATAAGAGCTAGTGAGCCAAGCGTTGAAGATATATTAGGAGGTGGATTGAATGAAAATAACAGTAAACAAGAATAGCGTAGTGTTAGAAAAAGACTATATTGTTAACAAGGGTGAATATAAAGTAAATCCACTTGAATTTGAATTTAGTGAAGATTATACAGACGACTTAATTAAGAAAGCTATATTTGTAAGTGGCGAGAATGCGATAGAACAGGCGATTATTCATAACCAATGTAATATCCCAAATGAAGTATTAAATAGCCCTAGTTTTGAATTAAGAGTGTATGCGTATGTATTAGAAAATGATGAGCTAAAATTAAGATATTCTCCAACTTATGCAACAGTATATTTAAGAGAAGGAAGTTACAGAGGAAACACAGGAAGTGGCGAAGTAATCACACCAACACAGTTTGAACAATACGAACAAGCTTTAAATGAAGGATTAGCAGAAGTAGAGAATGTTGATATAGATGCAACAAAAGAAGGACACACAGCAACAGTAACAATAACAAATAGACAAGGGCAAGAAAAGAGTGTAAATATCAATGATGGTATTGGACTTGAATATAATTGGCAAGGCACATCACTAGGCATAAAAAGAGAAGATGAGCAAAACTATCAATATACAAATCTAAAAGGTGAACAAGGCGAGCAGGGTGTACAAGGACCACAAGGCGAGCAAGGTATCCAACGGAATACAAGGACCACAAGGACCACAAGGTGCACCATTTACAATTAAGAAAACATATTCAAGTGTAGCAGAGATGAACGCAGACTTTGATAATATGCAATTAGGCGATTATGTAATGATAGCAACAAGTGTTGAAATCCAAGACAATGCAAAGCTATACACAAGAGGCGAAGAAGAATGGTTATTTATATCAGACTTTTCAGGTGCAATGGGTATTCAAGGAGAGCAAGGACCACAGGGAGAACAAGGCATTCAAGGTGAGCAGGGTATCCAAGGTGTACAAGGTATCCAAGGCGAAACAGGAAATGGAATTGCAACATTAGTAAAAACAGGTAGTGCAGGATTAATTGATACATACAGAATGACATTTACTAACGGTACATATTATGATTATTATGTAACAAACGGACAAGATGGAGAAGTAACAGAAGAAGAACTACAAGATATGTACGAACAGATGTCAAGTGAATTAGAAGATGCTACAAGCACAGGTACTTCAATAGATACAACAGATAGTGCATATTGGAAAGCAAAAATGGAACTAGGTGGAAACACATATCAAGAAGTAATAGAAGCAGAAGCAGGAACAACTGTTGAAGGAACAGATATAACAATATCAGATTATGATGATACTAAAGAACATAAGTTTACAAAGTTTAGTGGAGATACATTTCAAAAGAGTTTACCTAACGAATATCAGGCAGTAGAGTATATAGAAGCAACAGGTACACAATATATTAATACAGGTTTGGTAACAGATACAACTCAAACTAATTTTAAATTAGAAACAAAAATACAATGGAATACTTATACTGCTTCAAGTGATAATGCTCAATATTTAGGTGCTAACAATGGTTCTTTTGTAGGAATTAAAGATACTGGCAAATATAATTTTGGTGGAGTAAGTACTAATATTGTTGGTTCATTAAATAGTTTTGATGATATTGTTTTTGAAATAAATTATTCAACTAAAGTGGTTAATTATAATATAAATGGTACAAGTGGAAGTGGTACTAGAAGCAGTAGTGTTGCAAATTCAAATATTTGTGTTTTTACATTGTATAAAAATGATTATAATACTTATGGTTATAAATGTAATTGTAAAATATCTAAATATAAAATATTTAAAGAAAATGTTTTGGCTTTAAATTTAATCCCGTGTTACAGAAAAAGTGATAATGAAATTGGATTATATGATTTAGTAAATGGAGTATTTTATACAAATGACGGTGAAGGAGATTTTACAAAAGGTTCAGATGTAAGCATACCAAACCCAGACTATCCACAAGACATTCAAGTAGTAACAGGAGAGAATACAGTAGTAGTTAGTAATAAGAATTTGTTTGTTGAAAACGTAATTCTAAATGCAACAAATTGGAGTAAAAATAGTGATGGTTATTATACAGGAAATAATTATAATTTAGACCAATATTTTAAAAATTATCCAATTAAAGTAAACTTTAAAGAAAACACTCAATATACAATTCAATGGTACGGTTATACTAGTGCTTCTAATCTGAACTCTCGTTGGGTAATTACTTATACAGATAATACCACAGAACAAGGTGGATATTTAACAACAACTGCTGGTTTGCATAGCATAACATCTTCACAAAACAAAACTGTTAAAAAGATTGCAACCTCTCGTGGAACTAGTGGAACGATATATATTAAAGATATTCAATTAGAAGAAGGCTCAACTGCCACAGATTACATTCAACACGCAGAACAAGACTATACTTTAAATTTAGGCTCATTAGAACTAGCCAAAATAAGCACATATCAAGACTATATATTCCATAATGTACCAAGTAGTGATTACTATGATAGTACACTAACTAATGGTGCGTGGTATAAGCATAGTGAGATAGGAAAAGTGGTTTTTGATGGAACAGAAAATTGGGCAAGAACACAAAACATAAATAGTCATTATAGATTTACTATTGCTAAACCTTCTGACGCTTTAGGTTCAAGTGCAAACATTAAGAGTAACAATTTTATAGCTTCATCAAATTATACTAGTGTTAATAATACAATATATATAGGAGCTTCTAACTTAATAATTTCCAATGTAATAGATAATGGAAACTATATTGATACAAAATCAGATTTTGAAACGTGGTTATCAACTCATAATACAATAGTATATTACATACTAGCAACACCAACTGAAACACAAATCACAGACGCAACTTTACTAACTCAACTTAATGCAATAGAAGAAGCAAATGGATATGCAGGAACTACTTATATTATTTCAACAAATGCAACAGGATTAGCAATAATTCCAAGCTATAAGTACAATTATGTAACACCAGCACCTAGTCCAGATAGAGCAAGTGAGATAGAAGTTGTAACAGGGAATAATACAGTAACAGTAGCAAATAGCGATAGTACACAAAGCCAAAGTTATAGCTTAACACTAGGCAATTTAGAAATGTGTAAAATAAACACTTACGAAGATAAATTTGTATTAAAAAATGATGGCTGGTATAAGAGAGCAGAGATAGGGAAAACAACAGATACAACAGGTAGTACAAGCAAGACTATATCAGATATGGTAGCAGATAGTGGTATATACTCTTTATATGGTGGTACTTTATCAGGACAAACAATAACTTATACGAAAGCTTTACAAGATACAAATACAATTTATTATCCATTAACAACATCAGTAGATACGTTAATAACAGATACAGTATTAAGCAATCAACTAGATGACATCTGGAATAAGTTAAAAACATATCAAGGTGCAACACACATTACACAGACTAATGCAAAGCAACCATTTATTTTAGAGCTAAATTACAAGAAATCTAATTTATTAAGAATACAAGCGTTAGAGAATGCAGGAGAATAGATATGTTGAGTGAAGAAGCAAAAGAAAATCTAGCACAGATATTTGTTGATAGGGTAGAAGATATAAATGCTTCTATCCTGCAACAGATTGGTAGTGTTATAAAACAAATAGGAACTCTAACACCTAGCCAAGCGTATCAGTTACAGCAATTATTGAAATATGGTGGTAGCTATGAAAAGATAGCAAAAGAATTAGCTAGAATAAGCGGAAAGAATGTTCAAGACATTTATAAGATATTCGATTATGTAGCAAGCGAGAATAAAGAATTTGCAAAACAGTTTTATAAATATCGTGGTATTGATTTTATCCCTTATAAGAAAGATTTTGCTTTACAGAATATTGTAAATAGTATTGCTAATCTAACAGCTAGTACATATATAAATATATCAAATACAAGTGGAATAGGATTTATGTTTGAAGACTTAAATGGGCAGATGACATTCAAAAACATCAGGCAAAGTTATGACGAAATCATTGATAGAGCAGTAATCAGTATTTCACAAGGAAAAGAAACGTATCAACAAGAAATGCGTAGAATAATGAAAGACTTGGGAAATAATGGACTTGTGATGTATGAAAGTGGAAAAACAAGACGATTAGATAGTGCAGTAAGAATGAATATTTTAGATGGAATAAGACAAGTAAGTATTGAAACAAGCAGGCGTTTTGGTGCAGAATATGGTGCAGATGGAGTTGAAATATCAGTACATATAAATCCAGCACCAGACCACGAAGATATCCAAGGCAGACAGTTTAGTGCAGAAGAATATGAGAAGCTAGAAAATCATCAAGAAGCAAAAGACACAAAAGGCAGAGAATATGATGGTGCAGAAAAAAGACAGATAGGAACACTTAATTGCTATCATACAGAGTTTCCAATAGTTTTAGGTGTAAGTGAGCCTTTATATTCAGATGAAGAACTTAAAAAGATACGAGATGACAATAATAAAGGATTTGAATTTGAAGGAAAACATTACACTAATTATGAAGGCACACAATTACAACGCAGATTAGAGTTAGAGCTACGAAAAGCAAAAGATACACAGATACTAGCAAGAGCAAGTGGAGATGAGTTTAAAGATTTAGCACAAGAAAGCCAAGCTAGAATAAATAGATTAACAGGGAAGTACAAAGATTTATTAAATGCTAGTGGTTTAAAATCACAGATGAAACGTGCTAGTGTAAGTGGATACAGGAAAATTAAAACAAATCAAATAATTATACCTAATTTTGCAAAGACAAGAAGTGTAATAGATGCACAAATGCCATTAGGCAAAGAAAGAAGTTATATTATTGAAAATTTTGATGTGCAAGATTTCTTCAAAAAGTATAATAATTTTTATGATAGTTTGGATAAAAATGAGTTGTTAAAAGTAAATAATGAATATACTAAATGGAATTTAGAAGGAGAACACCCTATTGGAAAATATTTGAATAAAACGTTAAAATATGATGGCAAAGCAGAAATAATAGCAAAAGAAGATTTTTTTGTTGATGAACACGGAAATATAATATCAGAAGACCCAGATGTTGCCGAAATGTTTTTAGATGAAAACCATTGGTATAGAGGAATAAGTGGTAAAAACGAAAAAGAAACAGAAATGTATATTGAAAATTTTAAATATGGAGAATTTTATGCAGGAAAAGGTGTAAATGGAAATGGAACTTATGTTACAAACAGTTATACCTATGCAAAAAGATATGCCAATTACAATGAAAAAGGTTTGCTTTATATAATGCCCAAAGAAAATGCAAAAATAGTTAATATTGATAAAATACATTGGATAAGAGGATTATTAGAAAAAAATATAGACAAATATAAAATTAACAATGATTTATACTTGGATTTTACAACAAACGTATTATCAGATGAGGGCTATCTTGCATCTATTTTAGGATACGACATAATAAATATAAATGAAGCAAAAATAATATTAAATCGTAAATCTATTAAGGTGGTGAAATAATGTTAAGTCCTGATAAAAGTAGATTTTTAGCTAAAATAAAACAAATTGCATTAAGAAATAATGATTATGAAATGATTGAAACTATTGAAAAAATTAAAAATGATACTGAAATTACTAGGAGTATATTAAATTATGAAAGTAGCAATAGATAAAAATTGCACAGATAAGATACAAGATTTCAATGAATTTGAATATATCTATGTTTTTGAAAATGAGCCATTGGAAGAACTTTGCAAAATTAAAACAAAATGTGTAAGTATTAAAAACATTGAAGAAGTAGATGTAAATTTGACGGATTATCCAATAAGTTGTTTAAAGAAAGCAAAGATAACAGATGCTAATTGGAAAGAGCTTCCAAAGTATCGAGAAAACAAAATAGCAATCATTATACCAAATTATAATTATTCACACACATTAGAAAAGTGTTTAAATTCAGTAGTAAGTCAGACATATAAAAACTATGAAATAATTTTTGTTGATGATGTGAGTACAGACAATTCTGTGGAAATTGTGGAAAAGTATGTGGATAAAGTTCCTTGCTTGAAAATAATACAATTAAAGCAGAAAAGATATAATGGTGGTGCTAGAAATGAAGCATATTTGCATATTTCAGATGACGTGGATTATGTAATGTACCTAGATAGTGACGATTGGTTAATCAATGAAAATGTGTTAAAGAAAATCAATCGAAATCTCCAAAGCAGACCAGATGTGTTATTTATAGGGCTTGCAAGTTGCACAAGTGGAGGAGTACACGATACGTTCAAGCCTGAATATAAGAGCAAATATGAAGCAATAAAAGGTTGGAGTGGTAGCTGTGGCAAAGTAATAAAGAAATCATTAGCTACACGCCAAGAGTGTTTATACAACGAAGGAACGCTAAAAGAAGACAGAAACCAGCATTGCAGGATTTGTATATATATGAATGATTTTAGATGTATGTCTGATTGTGTGTATGTATGGAATAGGACAAACACAAAGTCAGTAACAACAGTAAGAAACAATATACTTTGGCAAACAAGTACAATAAGACATTGGGCTGATACAAAACAACTGTATTTAGAGCAAAAAGGGAAAGACCCTAAAATAGATGATTACTTGTTAGAGAGATTGAACAAAACTAAAAGAGAAATAGATATCGGAGGAGATGCACAATGGTAGAAAAATATTATATTTTAGCGAATAGCAATGACAAAACTTTTGATATACCAAGGCAATTAGTAGAAATCAACGGAGAAAAGCTAATTGAAAGAACAATAAGATTATTAAAAGAAAATGGCGTAAAAGATATAACAATTTTAGCCAAAGATGAACGATTTGATGGCCTTGGTGTTAAAAGATATGAGCCAAAGAATAATGACTACGATTATGCAACTCAAAAAGGGTATTGGCTGAATGCTTTTCCGCCAGAGATAATGAATGAGCCTGTATGCTTTATATGGGGAGATGTGTATTTCAGCGAAGAAGCAATCAATAAAATAGTTGAAACAGACACAGACGATATGATGTTCTTTTGCAGTAATAACAACAAAGACCCATTATATATCAAGTGCCACGATGAACCATTTGCTTATAAGATTAAAGATACAAAGACTTTTATGGAACACGTTGAAAAGGTTAAAAAGATGTATGATGAAGGGTTAACGGTAAGACACCCTATTGTATGGGAAGTGTATAGAAGTATCTATGGTCAGAACGTAAATGAACATAAAATGACAAAAGGATTTTTTGCAATAAATGACATCACTTGTGATATAGACAGCCAGATAGATGTTGAAAAGTTAAGGATAAAACTAGAAAAACCAACGAAGTTATTGAGTATTATTATTCCGTATTATAAGACATTTGAATTAACAGAACAACTTATGGGAGTTCTAACACCGCAATTAACAGATGACGTAGAAGTGTTTATTGTTGATGACGGTTGTAATGAAACAAGGCTAGACGTCTATAACTCATATAAGCAAATTAAAGTAATCCATTTAGAAAAGAATGGTGGAGATAGTGTTGCAAGAAACGTAGCAATAAAGAAAGCGAAAGGTGAATACATTGCTTTTATTGATAGTGACGATATGATAAGTAATGATTATGTCAGCACATTAGTAGCACAGATAAAAGATTGTGATGTGTTTGATATGGTAACATTTGCTTGGAAAGATATGAACACAGGAAATATTGTAAGAAATCCAAGAAACTATGCTGTATGGAAAGCAATATACAGAAAAGATGTTGTACCTTTGTTTGTCGAAGGTAGAATATATAGTAGTGATGTCCCATTTCAAGAAGAACTTTCAAAAAAAGCGTTACTTGAAAAGTACCTAGACGAAGTATTGTATTTATACAATTCAGGTAGAGTGGGTAGCTTGACTTGGGAGAAAGCTAAAAAAATAAAGGAGGGTAAACTATGATTAAAGTAAAAGCACTTGAAAATTTTTGGTGCGGAAGATTTAATGAAATCAAAAACATAGTAAGAGCAACTTCAACAGATGAAGAAAAACACTTAATTAAAGGAGATGTTTTTGAATGCAACAACGATTTAGCGACATATCTGTTGAATGAAGAAGGCAATAAAAATCCTGTAAACAGGGCATTGGTAGAGGTTATAGAAATAAAGCCTGAACTAGAAGTAAAAAAGCCTGAACCAATTAAGTCATTAAAGAAAAACAATTCAACAAAAAAAGTTGCAAAAAAATAAAATATATGTTATAGTGTAGGTGAACTAATGAAAGAATTAAGATGTTTATTCTGTGGTAAGCTACTTTGTAAGATTGAAGGAGAGTACCAGATAGAAATAAAATGTAATAAATGCAAAAACATAAGTAACATAACAGAGTGTCGAGAACACCAGGACAAATAGTCTTGGTGTTTTATTTTGGTTTTAACAGTTTTTCTCAAAAGCTGATAATATAAAAATATCGAATTTTTTGTGTTGGAGTTGACCAATGAAAAAAATCGGGAAGAAGGAGATATAATATGGGTTTTAAAGATTATCTAGAAAGTTTAGAAATTGGAGAAAACAAACTTAAATTATCAAAAGAAGAAATTAAAGGAATTATAGCTGAAAGCGGAAAGACAGTAAATGCAGAAGTTGAAAAGATTGAAAGCAAGTACAAAGAAGAAGTTGAAGGCTATAAAAACACTATTAACGATTTGAACGATAAGATTAAGAGTGCACCAAGTTCTGAAACACTAGAAAAATTACAAAGCCAAGTTGCTGATTACGAAAAGAAGGAAGCCGACAGAGTTGAAAAAGAAAAAGCAACAAAGTTAGAAGAAACTTTGAATAGCAATATTTTGGCGGTTTTTGGAGATAAGAAATTCAGTAGCGAATATGCAAAGAACGGATTGTTGAACGATATCAAATCAGAGCTAAAAAAAGAAGGCAATGAAGGAAAAGGAATTAAAGACATTTTTGATGAACTAACAAAGGACAGAACTGATATATTTGCTAATCCAAATCAAGTAAAAGATATGGAAGGAATGGGCGATATAGATAATGTTCCAACAAAAGAAAGTTTTGATAAAATGAGCTATAAAGAAAGAGTTGAGTTCAAACAAAACAATCCTGAATTATTTGCAAAATATAATGTTTAGGAGGATATTATTATGCCAGATGCAATGACAAAATTACAACAGATGGTGGACCCAGAAGTTATGGCACCAATGATTAGTGCAAAACTTCAAAAGGCTATCGTAGCAACACCATATGCGAAATTAGACACTACTTTGGAAGGAAGACCAGGTAGCACAATCACACTACCAAAATATCAATATATAGGAGATGCAGAAGACCTAGCAGAAGGTGTTGATGCAGAAGCAACACAATTAACAACTACAACTGCTGAATACACAATCAAAAAAGCAGTAAAACAAGTGTTGTTAACAGATGAAGCTATCCTATCAGGATATGGAAACCCAGTTGGAGAAACAAACAACCAATTAGGATTAGCAATCGCTTCAAAAGTTGAAGATGATATATTCACACAATTATATACAGCAAGAATGACTTATGATGATAGTGCACACGCTATTTCTTATAACGGAATAGTAGATGCTATCGACAAATTTGTTGAAGAAGAAAATGTAAACAAAGTAATGTTCATTCACCCATTCCAAGTAAGCGAATTAAGAAAAGACAGTAATTTCATTGACAGAAGCAAATATGGAAATGAAGTTATGGTAAATGGCGAGATTGGTATGGTTGCAAATGCAAGAATTGTGCCATCAAAGAGAGTTGCATATTCAGGTGGGGCATTCATTAACCCAATCGTAGAATTAAGACCTGAAACACAAACAGGAGATGATGTTCCAGCAATTACTGTATATATCAAGAGAAATGCAAACGTTGAAACTGAAAGAAACTTAAAGAATTACACAACAAGAATTGCAGTTGACGAGCATTATGTAACAGCATTGACTGACGAAAGCAAAGTAGTATTAGCTAAATTCAAAGCAAGTGCAGAACCAAGTGTATAAGATAGGAGGTGTCAGAAATGGAGTTCAAAAAACACTATTTAGATTATGAAGAATATAGATATTTAGGTGGTACTCTTGAAATGGCACCTTTTAATGTATTAGAACTAGAAGCACAAAAAATTATTGATAAATATACATCAGGCAGATTAAAAGAGTTAGATGACCAAATTAACGAAGTGAAAGTATGTTGTTATAGGCTAATTGAATTATTAGGTAGCTATGACACATACACAAAACACGATAAATCAATTTCTAGCGAGAATATTGATGGATATAGTATAAGGTATGGCGGTGGTAATGAAAACGTCTTTAAAACGAAACTGAATGAAATTAAAGGTATCGTAAGAGATGAATTATCAGAATGTTATTTAGATGATGGAACTCCTTATTTATATACGGGGGTGGATAAATGATAACAAACAACAACATAACTTATTATCATAAAACTACTGATGAAACATTAAAACTAACAACGTGGACAAGATACAAATTTTATGGTGTGTGGGCATTTTCAAGAAAAGGTGCTAATGTAAATCAAGGATATGAGAACTCAAACAACGTTGAAGTAAGAATACCAATGGAACTTGTAGAAGATACAAGTATATTTACAGCAGGAGATATTATTGCAATGGGCGAACAGGGAACTATTGAAAAGCAAAGTGATTTGAACGGTAAAGAGTTTTATAATGTTACTAGTATTGCAATAAATGATTTTGGAAACAACCCACACATACATTTAGGTGGTAGATAGTATGAAGATGAAGCCAACAAGCGTAATCAAAGCAAGATTAGGAATACAACCAAATGGACCAGCACAAAAGTATTTTACAGATAGATGCAGGATACATATGGACAAATATGTTCCACAAGACACAGGCGATTTAAGAAGGACTATTGATATGGGTGCAAATTATATCACTTATGAGCAACCATACGCACACGCACAATATATTGGTATTGTGAATGGTAGCCCTGTTAGAAATTATACAACACCACGGTACAGGACCATATTGGGATAAAAGAATGTGGAGTGCAGAAGGGCAAATTGTTGTAAGAGAGGTACAAAACTATGTTAACGGATAATTTAAGAGTAATGAAATTACGAACATATTTGGTTAGTGTGTTAACTGAAATCAAGCAAGATTTTGTACAACTAAACGTAAACTTTCTAGATGCAGATGTAAATTCTTATTCAATAGATAAGATACCGACAGAAAGCACAGTAGAAAGATGGATAACAGGCGAGGAACTTCACAGAGATGTATATAGTTTCAGAAGTAGAAAGAATTATAGTGCTGATGAGATAACTAATATAGAAAACACAGGATTTTATGAACTATTTGAAAAAGTGATTTTTCAGAAGAATAAGGCAAAGCAGTTGCCTGATATAGAAGGTATAGAAAGCATAAGTTGTTTGAATTGTGGAACAATGGTAAATGCCAACACAAACACAGCGGAGTTTGATATACAGATACAAATTGAATATAGAGTAGGAGGTATAGAAAGTGAAGTTAGTAGCTAAAATTGATTGCAAAGTCAATGATAAGTTTTATGCCAAAGGCGATGAAATAGAAGTTGACAATAAAGAAGCAGTCATAAAACTAAATAAACTTGGATTTATCGAACCTCTAACAGCAATAGAAATTCAAAATTGGACAAAAGAGCCAATTAAAAAGAATTTAGGTAAAAAGGAGGATTAGATATGGGAATTGGAGTAATACCAGACAATATCAAGAAAATTGATAGAGATGATGCGTTAGTAACATTCCTTGATACTACACCAACAGCAACAAATCCAACTTGGGCATTGTTAGGTGTTGGTATAACAGATTATAGTATTGCTTATAATGCACAAGTAGATACAGAGAAATGGATAATTGAAAAGAACGCAAGAACAGACCACACATCTAATCAAAAACAAGGAGATGTTACACAAAAAATGTACAAGAATGACCCTTGTTATGAATTTGCAAGAGCAAATAGAGATGTGTTAAATGTAAAAACACACATTCTTGATATTGATGGTGCTTATGAAAGTGACGGAAGTTTTCCAGCAAAGATGAGTGATGGACTATTAGTAATAACAAGCTATGGTGGAGAGAATGCAGAAATAGGATACACACTATACTATAACGGTGACCCTGTTGAGCGGAACTGTTACAATAGCAGGCGGTGTACCAACATTTGTTCCAACAGCTAGTGTTTAGAATTAAAAACAGGGTTAGGGTAATCTCTAGCCCTTTTTATATAGAAAGAGAGGAATATAGTTATGGAAGCAGAGTTGAGAAACAAAAGCGATAATTTTATTCAATTGGAAAAAGATAGAGATATAAAAAGATTTTATATTAATGATGATGAGGGTAATATGACGGGCGATTATATTGAATTCAATCTACAAGATATTGAATTGCCTGTAAAATATCAGCAGATACTAGAAGAAGATAAAAAAGCAAGAACTCATTTGAAATTCAAATTAGATGAAATTGAATGTAGACAAGATAAAAAAGGCAAAAAATTGATGAGTGCTAACGAAGAAGCTAAAATCAGAGCATTTCAAGACTTTTATAGAGATGAAGTAAGAATTTACAATATGTTTCTAGGCGAAAATGGTGTTGAAAAAATTCTTTGTGGTAGAAAATTAAGCTGGAACACGTTAGAAGCAATAGACAAAGTGATTGAAAATCAAATATTGCCTGAATTAAAAGTAAGCGCTGACAATATCAAGACCAATATAATGAAAAAATATTCAAAACAAGAAAGCAGTGATGTGCTTGAATAATCCTGAATATGTAAAAGTAGATGGTGAGATTTATAAAATCAATACGGATTTTAGAGTAGCGTTAGAGTGCGAAGCTATTGCTGAAGATGAAAATATTGGTGATTGTGAAAGAGCGTTAGCAGTAATATATAAATTGTTTGGCGAAAAAGGACTTGATTGTCAAAACCAAAATAAATTGATTGAATTAGCAGTTAAATATCTTTCATTGGGTAAAGATGAAAATGAGCTTAAAAACAATTCTAGCAATAATTATGAACTAGATTTTAGTAAATGTATAGGATTGATTAAATCAAGTTTCAAATTTGATTATGGGTATGACCCATTTGAAAAAGATTATATTCATTGGTGGACATTTTATAATGATTTAGAAAATTTAAGTAGTAGTGAATTTCGGAACTTGCTGTGCTTTGAATAGAATTGCTATGTTAATTAATATGGACACGAGCAAAATGAAAGACAAAGAAGCAATAAAAATGAGAGAGGCACAAAAAGAATTAAGACAAAAATATTGTAAATCAAAAAAACAAAAATTGAACGCAGAAGAAAAGCAAAGCGTTAAAAATCTTTACAAACAATTACGTTTGTGGAAAGGAGATTAAATGGCTGACGGAACAATAACAATAGCAACTGAATTAGACACAAAAAGTTTTGATAAGCAAATAGAAGCGGTTGAAAGAGAAATTGCTGATTTAGAGAACCAATTATCAAAATCTAAAGAACTTGGATTTAGTTCTAAAGATGTTGACGAACTTAATTTAAAATTAGAAAAAGCAAAAAATAAATTAGTGCAACTAAATGCACAAAAAAATAAATTAGGGAATACAGTTCCAGTTGATAATTTAGGTAAATCATTTGAAAATTCCATTAAAAAAGTAGGCAGATTAGCACTTGCAATATTTGGAATTAGAAGCGCTTATTTAGCAGTAAGACGTGCAAGTAGTGATTTGGCAAATTATGATGACCAATATGCAACGGATTTAGAATATATTAGATTTGTATTAACTCAAGCAATAGCACCTATTCTTAAGTTTATTGTGTCTTTGGCAATGAAATTGTTACAAATTATAAATTATATAATACAAGCGTTATTTGGAGTAAATTTATTTGAAAAAGGCAGTGTTGAGAATTTCCAAAAAATGAAACAAAATGCTAATGGCGTATCTAAAGCGGTAAAAGAAATCAAAAAACAATTATTAGGTTTTGATGAAGTAAATATATTGACAAGTCAAACTGATACAGGGACATCTGCTGGTGCAGGCGGTGTTGGAACACCAAGTTTGGATTTGTCAGGAATATCAGGAGAACCACCAGAGTGGTTAAAATGGATTATTCAAGACAAAAATAATATATTAGATGTATTAGCAGGCATTGGAACCGCATTATTGTTAATTAAATTTGGACTTAGTGGAATAAAAGCATTAGGCATAGGAATAATGCTTGTAGGCATAATTAAATCTATAAAAGCATTTATTGAGTATACTAAAGACCCTAGTTGGAAAAACTTTGGAGAACTTATACAATGGATAGGTGTGGCAATTGCAGGATTGGGACTATCAATTTTTGGATTGCCTGGCCTTGTAGCAGGTGCAATAATTACGATAATGGGGTTGTTAATAAAGAATTGGGAGAAAATTAAAGAAGGGCTTAAAAACGCAAGAGATTTTATTTTCAATATAGCAAATACAATTTATGAAAAAGGTAGTTTTGTAGGTGGTTTAATATTTGATTTTATAACTGGTGGTGTTATGAATATACTTAGAATACTTGGTGGATTGTTTGATAGTGTTATAGGGTGGTTTGATAACATATTTTATTCTGCTAAACAAATATTTGATGGAATTTTACAAATATTTAAAGGAGATTTTGTTAATGGAATGATTACTATTGGCAAAGGTTTAGTAAATATTTTAATTTCTATAATAAACTTTGCAATAAATGGTATTAATTCAATATTAGCACCAATACGTAATTTAATAGTACAAGCTGGAAACATTGCAGGTAAAAATTGGACAATGGATACTATTAGAATACCAACAATTCCAATGCTAGCAAAAGGTGGTATAGTAAATATGCCAAACAAACGGTGTAATGCTTGGCGGAGCAATTGCAGGCGAAGCTGGAGCAGAGGGTGTAATACCTTTAACAGATGCAGAGGCTATGGAAACGCTTGGCGAAGCTATCGGAAGACACGTTGTAATTAATGCAACAATATTAAATAAAATGAATGGTAGAACTTTATCAAGACAAATGGAAACAATTAGAACTGATAGAGAATTTGCATATAATGGATAGGAGGTGGAATTGTGTTTATTAATAAAGACAGTATAATGATTAACGGAGTATCTATGGGAACATATTTAACAAGTGCACAATATCAAAGGAATAAATTATGGGCAGAAGATACTCGGAAGAAATCTTGAACGGAGATTTTACAGGAACTTTAAAAGGTATATTTCCAAAATTTATATTATCATTTAGAAGATTGTCACAAACAGAATTACAAACAATTTCATCTATTTTAGACAGTGCAAGCCAAACATTCCAATACTATAGTCCAACAAAACAAGCGGTTACATCAATATCAACATATACAGGAGATTGGAGTTATACTAATAAATATATAAATGCAAACGAGCCTTTTGAGTGTAGCTTTATTGCTAAAACAAAGGAGGTGTAAGGGTTGAAAACACATACTGAAGCATTTAAAATTGCTATTGGAGATGGCGGAAGACAAATTCAAAATTATATTGTATATGGTGCGACAACATTAACATCTCAATTATATTCAATAAATTATTCTTATGATGGCAATATATTAAAATCTGTAATGAAACAATTAGTTGTTGAAAGCTCCGTAGATATCCCAATAAATACAGAAATTAATTGGACTTTTGGCGTTTATACATCTAATGCTTATGAGCTTTTGGATATGGGCAATTATGTTGTTGTTAAAAGTGAATATAATGAAGATACAAAATTATATACGTTGACTTGTTATGATAAGATTATATTTTCAATGAAAGATTATGAGGATATGAATTTGACATATCCGATGTCAGTTAGAGATTATATATCAGCAATTTGTGAGCATTTAGGTTTAACATTTGCTAATATAAATGATACAAACTTTGCAAATTGGAATAGGCAAATACCAGACGAAAAATATTTAGATAGTAATGGAAATGGCATAGGTTATACTTTTAGAGATGTGTTAGATGAATTGGCAGAAGTAACAGCAAGCACAATTTGTATTAATAATGACGACCAATTAGAAATTAGATATATAAATAATACTTTGGATACAATAACAGGAAAGCATTTAAAAGATGTAAATGTAAAATTTGGTGAAGTGTATGGACCAGTAAATAGTATTGTTTTAAGTAGAAGTGCAGGGTCAGACAATGTACATTATCCAGCAACAACGCCTGAAAATCCAATTGAAATCAAAATAAGTGATAATCAGATAATGAATGGCAATGATAGAAGCGACTACTTGCCTGATATTTATGCAAAATTAAATGGATTGCAATATTGCATAAATGATTTTTCTAGCACAGGAATTTGCTATTATGATGTTTGCGACAGATATACTATTCAAATTGGAGAAAATTCATATAGTTGTGTAATGTTTAATGATGAGATAGATATTTCAGGTGGATTGGTAGAGAATGTTTATACTAATATGCCAGAGCAAAGCGAAACAGATTATAGTAAATCAGATGTAACTGATAGAAAAATAAATCAAACATATTTAATAGTAGATAAACAAAATCAAACAATCCAAAGTGTTGTGAGCAATGTGTCAGAGCAGAACAACAAAATATCTGAAATAACACAGACAGTAGATGAGTTAAATCAAAAAATTGAAGATATTGCTGATATAACTGCACAAGCAGAAAGCAGTAATGCGGTTTTACAATTTGAAGATATTAATGCGAGTGAACCAATTTCAATTGTAATACATCCTATTACAACGAATATTAGTTATTTATATCCAAGAAACAATTTATATCCAAGCGACACATTATATATGACAAATAGGATTTTAAGATTTACTAATACTACGACAAACGAGGTTTTCGATTATGAGTTGCCTGAAGATTTATTATATATAGATAGTAACACTTATGATGAGTTTCATTTGTATTATGAAACAACAACTTGTGAAGTAGTAAAAAAATGTGCATATGCCTCTGATGGAACAGTAACAGCATTAAATCAAACAGAAACACATACTTATACATATCCAACTATATTATTAACAGATGGAGATTACACAGTAGAATTAGTTGGGTATAATCAAGGATATATTAATGTAAGACTTGTTGCTTCAAATATTTACACATCACAATTCGCAACAAAAGTAGAAATGTCAAGTGCAATAACACAAACGTCAAATCAAATAATGTTAGAAGTAAATGAAAAAGTTGATAATGAAGATTATACGCACGCTAAAATAGTAGCAAAAATCAATGATGATACATCTCAAATTCTAATTGAAGCTGACAAGATTGACTTAAATGCAAATGATATTATTAACTTGATTGCAGGTAATACAATAAATTTAACAAGTAAAGCAATAGCAATAAATAGCACAAATTTCAAAGTGACAACAGCAGGAAATCTAACTGCAACAAATGCTAACATAACAGGAACTATAACTGCAAATAGTGGGCAAATAGGTGGTGCGATTATAACGTCAGATGTTGTTAGAATGTCAGATGCAGGCTTTTCATCAAATACAGGTAAATATGCTTTTTGGGCAGGCGAAAGCAATGGAGAATATGGAAGTGCAAATACAAATGCCACTTTTAAGGTTGACCATTATGGAAATTTGATTGCTAGCAACGTTGACATTGAAGGAAATATAAATGCTACAAGCGGAACGTTTAATGGAAGTGTCAATATATATAGTGGAGATACCTTAAATTGTTATACTACAAATGGTAATAGAAGTTTAAAAGTTGACAATTCTGGTGTAAGCGTATATGGAGGAGCAGGAACGTATTGTGGTTCTTTATCACCTATGATTGGAGGAGATGATGCTTTTGCCATAGGACTTCGTTCACCTAATGGTTCATCAGGGTTGTCTGTATATAATACTATTACACAAACAACAAGCCCATACGGAATGTACGCATATTCTTTTAATCAGATGTGTTTAGAAAGCAAGAAAAAAAATATAACAAAATTTAATGGAAACGCATTAAATATAATTGAAAACGGAGAATTATATACTTATAACTACAAAGTTGAAGATGATAAAACAAAAGAACATATAGGATTTGTTATTGGAGATTTGGGCGGTAAATACAAAACACCAAAAGAAGTAATTTCTAATGATGGAAAAGGAATTGACACATACGCTATGTTGTCTATCCTTTGGAAAGCTATTCAAGAACAGCAAGAACAAATTGAAGAACTTAAAAAAGAAATAAACAAATTGAAAGGAGAAAAATAAGATGATTTATGAAAATTTGCCAAGCACAAATACGCCTCTTAATGCAACTAATCTAAACAAATTTGAACAGAATATAGGCACATACGGTGCTGATACATATTCAGCATCAAGCACTTATGCAGTAGGAGATATAGTTACACACGGTGGATTGCTATATGAATGTAATACAGCAATTTCAACAGCAGAAGCTTGGAATAGTTCTCATTGGACACAAAAAAGTACATTAGCAAAAATAAACGAACATACAAATATGCTTAAAACAACAGTAAAAAGAAGTAGAGAAACAGGCACTATTGCAGTAGGGGCAACTAAATATTCTGGTTATATTAATGGCTTTGTTGGTTTAGCTTCAATCAGAGTGTACACAGAAAATTTTGAATATTATCGAATTATGGCTATTGGTGGTGCAAACAAATATTATCATATTAACCAAAACTTATTGAGTGGCAATAGTACAGGAAATCCAAATGCAAGTTGTAATGTTTTTATATATGAAAGTCCTGATACTATCAATTATCAAGTGGCTATTGCAAATACAGGTAGCGTAAGCTTGAACTATATAATAACACTTATCAATTTAATCAATTAGTTGATTTTTAAAACAAAATAGAGTATAATCAAAACAAGGAGATTTATTATGCCTGAAAATTACGTTGGAAAAGAAGAATTTAATATTTTGGTTAAAAGAGTAGATAAGATGGAAGAAAAGACCGAAAAAATACAAGACTTAATGATAAAAGTTGATAGAAAGACTGATATTATTCTTGAAAAGGTTGCTAACGCAGATAATACCAAAAAATTAGAAAATCAAAACGTGGATTTAAAATTAAAGCCAATCGTTGAAAGAGTTTCTGATTTAGAAGATAACCAAAAATATGTAAGAAGACAATTGCTTGGAACAGG